TCATTCTATTTTAATACATTGGGTTACCAATCCAACGGTGTAAATATACACTTTTTTTGATATTAGGCTGCAAGTTCAGAAACAACCACTGGCGACTTCATTTGTTCTTTTAGCATATTAATACCATTTTCAAGACCTTTTTTAAGTTTTTCTTGTTTCACTTCATCAATGTAAAAACGTTTGACAAATAATGAATTCTTTTTGAAATTTGGATTGTAAGAAACAAAATCACACCACTTGCGACCAGTCACCAACATACCCATTTGCATCTGCCATTGAACACCACTTTCAACTTTTCCATCTTGCAGAAGTGCATAATGTTTTGCATCATTTCTGGCTTTAATTTCCATCAACCCTGGCCCTTCATCTTGATAATCTTCATCAACCAATCCATCTGGTGAATATCCAGAATTTGGACAATGTTCAATAAATCCAACTTCATAAACTGGAACACCTTTTTCAAATTCATATTTCATTCTTGCAATAGGTTCCAACTCATTCCCACGCTCAATATCTTTTGAAGTAACTGGTGCTTCATCAATGAATGTTCTTAAAATAAGTTTGGTCACATAAGTTTTCAATCCAGCACCATTGTTTCCAATTGCAGTGGCGTTTGATGCAGTCAATTTAAGTTTCCTTAATTCGTGCCATTCATCACTTCCTTGTATTAAATCTTTATAAATTTTCATAATTAGTCTATTTTAAAAATTCCACGTTTGTATAATTCAAAAACAATATCCGCTTCGTGCATCGCATCATCTGCACCACGATGTTTTTCAACATAATCGTTTTCACCAAAAAAGAAATCAAATGCCTCTTCAACCGATGGCCATTTGAAACCTTTATATCCATTCTTGTTTGGTATTTTACAGATGTTAGTTGATAACTTCATTGGACACCCAAGTTTCTTTGGAAAAGTAAAATTTCTATCTTCTAAAAAACCAAAATCAAATGCGTTGTTGAATGCAGTTGCACCAATTGGATATTGGTCAATGATATTCTGGACCTCTTCACGTATTTTTTCAAGGTTTCTTGAATGCCTTATATCTTCAATTGTTAAATCTGAATTTGCAATTATCCAAGCATTTTCAACTTCTTTTTTGGTTATCCCGGTTTCGTGGCAAACTTCATCAAAAACAATTTTCTTTTCACCATTGGTCAAATCAAGTTCAACAATACCAATTTCAACAATCTTACCACCTTTTTGCAAGAAGTGTGTTGTTTCAATATCTAAAATTAAAATCTTATTGTCCATCTGTTTGTTCGGCTTTTAAAATTTCTTTTTTTCTTTCACCAAGTAAACGAATAAACGTCACTTCATCTTCAACACTATTCTTGTTTTCTTTATAGAAAACTTCAAGTTCATCAAGTGTTCCCAGTTTTTCAATTTCTGCTTGCAAATCAAATGGTGTGTCAACAAGTTCAAGGTCATAATTTTCATTGTCCAAAGTTTCAATATTTGTGAAGTGGTCTTTGAAGTGTCTTTTACAGGCACGTTTAATGACCGATTTTAAAACCATTTCACCATACCATTGTTCCCAGATGTTTTTTGTCTTTGCGACATTTTTCATCTTTTCAATCTCGGTCTTATTCAAAGTTTCAATGAAATGACCACGTTTGTTTTTGATGATGCAGTAAGTACCAATAATATTTTGTTCACCATCTGCAAATGGGTCTGACAATTTATGTTTGTAGAAAACTTGACCATTCTCTTTGCGGAACTCAAACTTGTCGCCTTGAACAACATTTTGCATATCAAACAACGTTTCTGGGTAAACATTCAAAAGTTTGTTCTTATAGGCTTGATAGTTGTAATTCGCCATCACTTTACCTTTGTTGGTCAATGTGATTGTATCACCATCAATGTAAAGATTATCAAGTGCAACTTTTTTATACAAATCAATTGCTTTTTCAGCAGTGAAATATGCAAACCATTTGTTTTTTGGTTGTTGTGTCTGTCTGTCTTTTGCAGTCTGTAATTCGACAAGATAATTTTCAAACACTTTCACTTCGACTGCATTATAATCTTTTAAGCCTTCTTTAAGTTTTTTGTAATCCATCATTTTTTGGTTTTGTAGAGTTCATTAAATTGACATTCAAGCCTATCTTCAATCATTTTAATATCATTGAATGACTTTGGTATCTTACCACCTTGATAATTCGTTAAAGACTGGTAATTTAAACCCAGTTCTTTAGCCAAGATTGTTCTTGACATTTCAACATCTGGATATTTTTCTTTAAATCGTGCAATCGCACCATCAATATCCAAATAGTTTGTTTCTTTTTTTTCTGCTTTCGCCATCTGTATAAAATTTAGTTATTAAATTAATTTAGAAATACAAGACAAATTTCAAATTCATCTTGTCTGTTTTCAAGTTCAGCCATAAACACTTTTGTGTTTTGAACTTCCGAATTTACAGTGCGACCAGAAAACTTAAATATGTTTTCGTCTGCACATAGTTGTTCAAGTAAATTTTCCATATTAAAAGTCAATTTGATTTTCTGCAATAGATTTTTCAATTAACTTTTTTTGTTCTTGCAACATAAATAAGTCAATATCGTGCCAGTCAACTGCGTGGTCTGTTGGTTTATCATCTTCTTTTGAAGTTGACCAACGTCTGTTTATAGACTCTTTTAAGTCAATTGCTTCATTGACTTCTTGAAGTTTGTGAAGTAATGCTTCACGGTGTGATTTTTTAAGTACCATTTGAAAATTGTTTTATCGTTTGTTGATGCAAATATAATAAAATATTTTATTAAGTAACAAAATATTTTATTATTATTTAGTGTAAATATAAAAACCCACACCGGGTGGCGTGGGTCTTAGACTTCTCTACAAACGATAAAACCAACCCAAGAAGTGGGGGTTGATGGTGCAAATATAGTATATTATTTAATTACTTCTTTACTAATACTGGCAATCATTGATGGTAATTGCTTTTGAAATCTCATAAACATAAAACTGACCAATCCAAAACCAATCAATATCACAATACCAAGAAATGCAAGCGCATAAATGAAATGCTGTGGGTTGAAACTTCTTTGAACATCGTTTTGTTCTTTAATATTGTTTGCAACCTCTTCACGTATCAATTCAAGTTTTTCATTAATTTCAGCACTTAAACACTCAAATTTCTGGTTTCCATCTTCATCATAAGTCACACGTGCAATGGTCTTATTCTCATAATTAACCCTTGTAATCGTGGTGTCTTTATAACGAATGTTCGGAATATCAATTGTAATTGTATCACCGGGACGTGTGATTTGTTTTCGTTCTGTGGTGGTTTTTTTGGTGCTGGTGTCCTCTTTAACTAATTTCTTTGTCGTACTGCAAGAAAATATTAAAAGTGTCACAAATAGGCTTAAAATCGTTTTTTTCATATTAGAATTCTTTTAAAAGTGCATAATCAACAAATTTGTTTCGTTTCCATACTGCATTGACCATTTGTCTATAATCTCCCATTCGGTTCCATACTTGACAACCAAGACTCCAGCCATTTATCAATTCTTTTACTTTGGTTGAATATGGGTTGTAATCGACACCGTGCATATTGGCCCAAATAATTTCGTGATAAAGCAAACCACTTTCTTCAACTTTCAAATCTTTGTCGTTATCTCTGTAAAGATAAATCGGTTTTGACTGTCTTAATGCACGCATACCACCGTCACGTCTTGATGGTCTATGAAAACCACGTTTGTATAAATCTGGACACCACTGGTCGGTTTTCCACACTGCAACACCTTTTGGGTTGTATCTATCAAAATGAAGCAATCCCACTTTTCCTGTGTTGGTTGTTCCAGTACTCACTTGAACGAAATTATGACCTTCAAACACATAAAATTTATCATCAAATAAGTTTGGTGCATCTTCTTGGCTTTGAACACCAATTATCAAATACTTGCCAATATTTGGTATTTTACCACCGATTAATTCAACTCGTTCAAGAAGTTGTTGGTCTGTGTATTGTTTAACATTAGTCATAAAATTATTCTTTATTTTTCAGTTGTTCAATATTCAATGTTTTGTTGAACTTTGATATTTTTTCCATCCAACCTATAGGTGGAAATTTACCTTTGGTTATAATTGCACAATTCATAAAAGCAGAACCGGCTGGATAAAGGAAAACCATCAATCTTGTTATAACAGTCAAATACTGTGTCAACAAATCTTCTTTTTTATAAATAAACTGAAAACCTTCAAAAAGAATTCCAACCAAAAAAACAAGTGATATTTTTGACACTAAACCAATGAGATTTTTTTTAATTGAAAAATCATTTTTAATGAATAGATGCACTGCACTACCTAAAATATGGTCTATAGCAATAGCCATAAGAACAAAAAAGATATAACCACCGTTTTCATTTATCCAATTTGTGATGTTTTCGATAATACCCAAAGGTGAAGCAATCAAAGACAATATAAAAACACTTTTAAACTTTGAAATAATGGTGCCTTTGTGAATAATTATTAAGTTTTTTAACAAGAATGAAATAAATAATTTTAACATAAGTAAGTTTTGGTTAATAGTTTCTTTTATTATTGTTTACAATTTTGTCATTAAAAAGCAAATTTACTCTTACTTTTCGACTTGTTGTAATGTGTTCAGTTCCTTCATTGCTTTCAAGTTTTACTTTGAATGCTTTGAATTCGTATGAATGATTATTTAGGTTGTAATCATTCATTTTTATATTGTCCGAAAATAGTAAAAAATCAAATATTTCGTTGCTTATGCAGTCTGGTATCATATTCGTCTGAAACTTGTATTCATTAGTTTGTTTCATCGAAATTTGTCTTTTTACATACGCTCTGTCAATCAAATTATCCTCTTCCCATTTTGGGTCACGCCTTCCGAAAAACCCTGGCACTCGTAAAGTGGTTTTGTAATCAGTTCCAGTGAAATCAATACCAATCTTTTCAAGCAAACCACTCATTTCAACATCAATTCTTGCAGTACCATTTGCTTGACCAGTTGAGTATTCATAAAGATTATAAACCAAATATTCAATATCCAATTCAATCCCAGTTAAGTTTATACGTTTAACAACTTTATAAGAACCAACACCCAAATCAAGTAAGACTTTTTTCCAGTCTAATTTGAAAGTTGACAAGTTTGGTTGTTCAGAATAAAAACCAAAACCATTGAATGTTCCATAAGTATCATCATTCAATTCATATTCGTCATTGGTACCCATATCAATCATCACAAATTCACAAGTTTCAGATGGTAATTGTCTTTTGTGGAAAAAACTCGAATAATCATTTTTATAATCATCACCACTTGTTGAAGATGCAAGAACTTTGTGAACATAACAACATTCTTTAAAAACCTCTTCTGGTGTCAATGGTTGTTCTGGAATATCAACGTAAAGTGCAAACGACAATGTGCGTTCTTTCATTCCACACGCATCACCTTTACACTCAAAATCTTGTGTTTGTACGTGAACTAAATCTTGTAAGTTATCAGCCATATCATTAACAGTTTGCGTTGGCGTGTTGCCTTGTGAAATTAAACGTTTCAGTTATTGTGGCACCATCACGAACTGTGATTGTGATAACACTTGTATTTTGAAGTCCACCAACATTTTTTGCACCATCGATGCCAACAACAAAAGTCACATCAGGTGTCACATTGTTAAATGTACCATCACCAACGACAAACAAACTATTGATTGAACCAATACATTGATTTGAGTTATAAGAACCACCCGGTGCAAAGTTTCCAGAAAACTGTACTTGTCTGGTTTCACCAACTGGAATATCAAGTTCAAAAGTCAAACAAGAAAAACAATCAGTTTCATTTATGTTCACAACACCAACTTCATCATCAGTACCACCACCAGAACCACAATCAAGTGCTGTTTGTATAACACCATTACTTGAAATACTGTAAACAAAATTAAATATCAATCCATTACTGGTTTGAATACGCCAATAGTTGAATTGTTGTGTATCACCATCAAAAGGAATTGTAAGTGCAGCATCAGTGTATAATACACCACCAACACCAATATTCAAAATATTATCAACATACACATCAGTCCATATTGTTGTACCATCAAGGTTTGCATCACATTTTCCACGTGTAACTTGAACCAATACACCGGGACCACCAACATCACCATCTGGACAAATCCCTGTAACATTCCACGCAGTGCTTCCAAGTGGTGCCAAAACAGTAATCGTTGCTTCTGTTGGATATTCAGATGTTTTTGCAAATTGAAGTATTCCAGCGCCATTTGGTGGACTTGAAGTATTTATGTGTGCTGGGTCAACACCAGCGTCAATAAGTTGTTGGTCAAATGCACTATTGCCGACAAAACCACTATCTGCAACAACGTTTCCATCCCAAGAAATAATGAAACGGTCTGGAACACCAAATGCGTCATAATTAATACCGGCTTGACCAATACCAGTACCAAAGTCAATCACATATGAAAAATTTCCAGTTCCACCAGTTGGGTTAAATGACTGGTCACAACCAACTGTGGTTTCGTTTGTTCTTGGTCCTGTTAATCCAGTTAAAAAACCATTTACGTATTGGTCAACTTCAACACCTTTTTCAACATAGTAAAAACGTTTTTCACATTTTTTTATATCCCACTCAATTGTGTATTTTCTTAAATACGTTGGATTGCTAAATAAATTTGAATTCTTTTTATTTATAATTACGTTGAAAACAACTTTCAGTGAAACATCGTAATTTATATCAATGAAAAATGCACCTTTTTTTTCGTTTAATGCACCATTCAAAATTGCTGGTTTATCAAATCCAAGTTCTACAAGGCCAGGTCCGTAATCATTACCATTTAATGTTCCAATAGGTTTACCACCGTGAAACGAATTTGCAGTATCGTATTTAAGTTTAAATTCATTTACAAATGGATTGAATGTGTTTGGTAAAGTAACCTCAGCAACTCGATTATCACCATCAATGTCTGCTTTTGCAAAATTCCATTCACTTAATGGTTCACCACCAACAACATTTGTGTCATTAAAAAATGCACTTGTCAATGTTTCATAACCATCAACTTTCCATTCCAGTAATTGAATACCACCAGCAAGTGCAACAAGACCATCTTCAAGCAATTGGTCAATTACAAAATAAGTACGAACATTATCTTGACAAAAATTAAAATCTAAAACTTGTAAGTCTGAAAGATATAATGTGTTTTGAAATCCTGTAGGTATTAATATTTGCAATGATATTGGTGCAGTTATAGGTGCAGCATAAACAAAGTCACGTTCAAGTAAATAAGCAACGTTTATTCCATCATCTAAATTGTCGAGTTCAACACTACTTTGATATAATATATTGCTTGCAGATACTAAACGAAAAAGGACTTCCATACTTGAAGGTCCTGTTGCACTCGTTTTTTCAACTTCCAGATTGCATTTTAATTTAATGCGATTATTTGCTGCATCTATATTTCCAATTTGTCTGAAAAATGTTGCAGTTGAACTGTCTGAATTAATTTTTAATTTACCACCAACTGTTTGAACTGTCGTTGTGATTTCATTAAGCCAGTTATTTTCATCTGAAACTTCACTAAAATCTAAATCCAGTATTGTATTTGTGTTTTCGTTGCACATTATTATTCTTTTACAGATAAAACATATTCAACCAACTTAAATGGTTTTCTTCTTAATTTTACTGGTCTTTTGAATTCCAACAAAGTTATTTTAATCAACAATCTTCTTTGTGGATAAGTTAAATTATAACCACACCAAATATTATTTACTTGTCGCATTCGTCTTTTTATCAATTTTTAATAAGTTGATTGGTCTTAACAATTCCACCTTCGTGATAAGTATTTAAAAAGTAAATTCCATTTGAAATTCCGCTTATTCTCATTGTAAATCTTGTGTGTGTTACTTGCTTTCTAAAAATAACAACTCTACCATTAATATCAAACAACTCTAATTCAAGAATAGTTTCACTTATTATTGTAAACTGGTCATAAAATGGGTTTGGAAAAATTTTTAAATCCGCTTCTATAACATTAATAGGTTCATCAACATCAAGAGTTTCTGAATAAACTTTTATTTTTGAACTTTCACAACTATAAAATATACTGTCTATTCCATCAAGTATAATTTCTGCATTTCCATCAACAGGAACAACAACACCATTTATTGTAACATCACCAAACACTTGAATTAAACAATCCATAACTTGAAGAGTGTTTTGGTTTGTCTCTAAACCACCATAAACATTTGCAACTGTAGGCCAAGTCTGAAAACAACCATTTCCAACACTCCAATCACTTTGCATATCTGAAAGTATATAAGATAAATCACCAGTCGCTTCTTCTTGTGAATAAGAATTATTAAAAAACAAAAACACTAATAAAAACAGTATTTTTTTCATCTATTATTTATCTCTTCAATTAATTTTTCTTCATCTGTCAAATTGCTAATTCTTTTTTCTTCAAGAATTTTTATTTCATCAATCTTATTTTTTTTCCAATTATTATAAAACAACAAATCTGTTAATGTTGAACCCGCTAAACCACCAATTGAACCAAATAAAATATCATACTTATTAAATCCAGTTTTTCCAATATCTGTAAACTCTTTAATTGTATTTACTCCAGCAACAATAAATACACCAGAAGTAATTCTTAAAAATCGA